CATGGTTAGACGAGTATTATTCGATGAAATAATACACACAAGTTCAATTTGTGGGACTACAGTATATTCCAAACATATTGGAATGCCATCAGGATGCTTCATCACAGCTATCTTGAACACAATCGTAAACGCATCATACGTACGTCTTAGTTGGCTAATGGTTTCTGAAATCCATTGCCCAGAATATCGTGATTTGTCTTTTTTTAGACAATTCGTACGTGACAAGCTCTTCGGAGATGATGCAGTTATTGGAACTGCACATCATGTAACTCCTTGGTTTAATGGAGAAACATTATTTCCCGCATTTCAACTTATGGGAATTAAAGCTACTCCAGCAGAAAAAACTACTGGACAACACCATTCTTCTATCCTTCATACCTCTTTCTTGAAAAACAAAATTGGAAAATTACATGGAAAATATGTCGCGCAATTAGATCTTAACACTATCAAAGAAATGATCTACTGGACCACTACTTCCAAAGAAATCACTCTACATGAAGTTTTACAACAAACTATAGAGAGTGCGTTACATTTCCTGTATTTCCATGGACCCAAAGCGTACAGCGAATATGTCACCGCTGTAAAAAATCGCATGCAAGACTTAGAACAACCCTTCACCTTACTGGACTATAACTACCTAGATTACGCATATCTTAAAAATAATTCATTTTACGATAGTAATGATATATTTTATTGGTATGCAGTTAGCCGCGGTATTGCAACAGACCCTACCTTAAGTAAATTCAAATGTCTCAAAGCAACCGCAGTTATACCACAAATGCAGATCGAAGACGCCGTAAAATCAACCCTAGCTAGCGCTATAAACCGAGGAGGAGTAACTACTCATGAACAATCAGAAGTACAAATATCCTCCGCTACACAAGGACGTGTAGACTCAATAAATTCCCGTGCCAATAGCACAATCAACGAAACCTCTTGGACATTGTCACAAATGTTGTCCAAGTGGGCTTTTTCAGCAGAGTTAAACTGGACGATAACCCAAGTTCCAGGTGCCACTCTGGCAGAACTGAAAATTCTACCCGACATGCTAAAAACATCGATACAGGCGGAACCTTTTATGCGCTTTAAATACTTCCGAGGCGATCCCGTATTAAAATTTCAACTCAATGGAAATCGTTTCATGAATGGTAGACTAATCGCCTACTTTGTTCCTTACATGGCAGCAAATAACGTCGATGGTTTTCAAGCAACAGCTGGAGCACTATTAAATACAACCAATTTTAATCATGTGTTCCTTGATGCAGCCACAAGTACTGTCGCAGAATTGAAAATTCCTTTCGTATATCCCTACAGTTGGTATGACTTAGAACAGACCCAATATCTTGGTACTGTAGTAATCGCTGTTTATAACGCCCTTAAAGTACCACCTACTGTCAATACAAGTCTCAAACTTATGGTTCTAAGTTCTATTGAAAAACCCGAATTTAGAATACCAATACAATCAAACTACATTACCAATGTACGAACAATCGATGCAGTAAGACCCCACTCCTCTTCAGCTAATTTATATACACCTTCCGCAACTCCTCAGGTGCGAATCCAAGACATCAATGGAACGATTACACGAAACATGCAAACAGACACACTTTCAC